GACCATGATTAACGTACCGCCTGTAATCTTGCCGTTACAGGCGTTTGTATGAATGGGTACATGCAGGTCAGCGCCCCAGGCATTCGATTCGTTGATGCTTACGCCCATGTTCTGCCCTTTTGCGGCGCGCTTTACGCTGAACCCGCACCGTTTCAGGGCGGCTTCCGCCGCAGCCGCTATCTTATTGCACTGTTCCATTTCATTGGTGCTTCCGGCTGCGTATTTGTTCCCGTTCTGGTTGCTCGGTGATAAATAGATTTTCTTTTTCATGTCTAAAATCATCCTTTCAATTTGCGCCGCTCATAGCGGCTGTTTTTATTTTGTTTCTTCGGGTTCTGCCGGTATATCCTACTCCGGTTGTTGAAGCATTCCGGTAAGCTCAATGTATTCCTCCTGCGTAATCCTTCCGACCATCATAAACAAGTCGAGCATGGAAAACATGCTATCGTACTCATACCTTCCGGCTGCAATCAACGTTTTACAATTTTTGTACGTCATACTGTGCCACCTCCCCCCGTGCTGATTTCAAGCTGCGCGATACGGGATTCCAGCGACGTGGTATAATCCAGCAAATCCAGATACGCATCGTTTATGTCGCGGCAATACGCAACGTCAAGATACCCGTTGTTGCAGACGACGGCGCATTCTTTTGTAGGGATGGCAAGCTGTACCGGCTCAAGCTGTTCAATTGTTGGTGTCTTGAGAGGCAGGATTGCGTATGCGTCGCCAAAATATGCTTTGATTTTTTGTGTGGCTGTCGCCGCCGTGTCCTCTGCCGCAATGCCCACATCAGCTTTATTGACTGTCAGGCTAATTTTGCCCTGCCAGTCGGTTGTCTGTGTTGTTACAGTACCGTTGTGTACCATATAGAACGATTTTGATGGCATATAGTTATTTGCGGTTATCCACACCACAGTTGTAGATGCCATCGAATAGCTGTAAATCCAACCAGCGGATGCAATTGACAGAACAGCACAGTTCCGAGTAAGCAAACCTGTTATGGCATCGTATGTATCGTAAACCTGGCTGTTAGGCGTACTGTAAAGCTGTAACCCCGTAGGCAGGCTTGCGTGATTCTCTATACTTCCGTCGTTGCTTGACGCTACAATAACGGACGGGTTAACAGCCCCTGTTGTTTCATCTACCGTACTTTCCCCCCGGATAACGGCTGATTTTATTAACGTACCAAATGCTCCGTCTGTTATTTCTGCGGTTATCCCTTCTGTATAGCCTGTGATTTGATTTTCAGCGTATGGCTTCAGCGTCTCGACAGCCTGCCGCAGCTGCGTATCGTCATAGGCTTCACCGGGCTCCCCTTTCGGACCAACTGGTCCTTGCGGGCCAGGCGCTCCCTGTACGCCCTTTTCCCCTTGCGGGCCCGCAGGGCCCTGGATTCCCTGCGGGCCGATATCTCCCGTTTCCCCTTTGTCGCCTTTTGCCCCGGCAGGTCCCTGTGGCCCTTGCAAACCTTGAACACCTGCCGGACCTTGCTCTCCCCGGTCGCCTTTTTCGCCCTTTGGCCCAGCAGGGCCTTGAATTCCTTGCGGACCTCGCGGACCTTCTGGCCCCTGCATCCCCTGCGCGCCTTTGGGACCCGTGTCACCTTTTTCTCCTTTGGGTCCCTGAATGCCCGTTAAGCCCTGTGGACCAGGTGGGCCGATTTCGCCTTTCTCCCCTTTTTCTCCGCGCGCCGGCGTTTCCATATCGACATATGCTTTCTTATCCAGATCGTACCGGAACCAGTTACCGTTGCTGCCAATGACAGGAGGATTGTACGCCGCCTCAATATATTTTGCCGCCGCTTCGTCGAGTAGACCCGCCAGCTTGTTGTCCGCCTCGATTGTCGGATTCAGGCTTTTTTTGATTTTCAGGGGACAAATACCGCTTTCCCGAATCAATAAAGCCCCCTTATATACCTTCAGCTGTACATACAGAATCCCCTCACGCATGACCGCCTGCGGCACTGCAAAGCGAATCGGCGGACGCAGAAGCTCGGTATAATATGTCTCCCCGCCGGCAGAAAGCTTAAGCATATAGTTGTAAACAGCAGAATTCCACGATTGCGGAATTACAATCTTTAATACGGTTGCCTGGTGCTCCCCCTCATGTCCTCCAAAATTTTGTGACGCGATTAATTCATCATCGCTTACGGTAAGTATTATTTCTCTTTCCATAGGAGCCCTCCTTTCTATACTTTTAGCATAGCAGGGTAAATCAGTTCACGCGGGCACAAACGCATATAACTGCATAAAAAATTGCGCCCGCAAAAAGCGGACGCGGAATTGATTATTTAATTTTATTTCGCAGGATATGTCGCGCCGCGGAGCCTCCGCTTTTGGTTTCCTGATTATTAGCCTTGCGGCACCAGGACACGGCAATCTCTCTTCCCAGAAGCTCGCTCTTTGCAACCTCGGCGGCATACTTATAGACGTATGAAACAGCTGCCGCCTTTTCGTCGTCTGAAAGCCTTGCATATTCAGGCGTTGCAATCAATTCGGACAGCACTCGCTGCGCTGTACTGCCTCTAGTTTGAGATAGCAAAGTATACTGGCTCGCAGTCAGGTTTATGCGCTCGCCGTTTGATGTGAGATACTTCTGTGGGGAGGACGGAAGAACTCCAGTATCACCGGTTGACGCGTAGAGTTCTGTCAGGGCCTCATCCAACTCGGTAGGCTTGATTTCAGAGACAAATCCGGGGCTTACAAAGTTTTCAAGCGCACGTAGGAAAATATTGTCGTTGGCGTCTTCCCTGCCCCACTGGTCAACGTAAGGTTGGTTTAAGAAAGAAAGTGGCGTTTTATTCATGGTTTTTTGGATAAACCTTTGCACACCAGACGGCAGTCCGCTATTTTTATCAACATAGGTCCTGCGCCTTGTTCCGTCAATGGTTCGTGACACCTGCCCCAAAACAGTGGGCACGGCCTGCCCTAGATAACTGGTCACAATTTCTTCTGTGGCCGCGGTAATTTTATTGTCCGAGAAACTAATTGCGTCAAAGGTATTATTTAAGCCGGAAAGCATAGACATCTCAAATACGGGTTCCGAAATTTGGGCTAGTGAATCCGCGATGTCTGCAAAGGTTGCATTTTCGTATTCGCCTTGGATTGCGTTGTAAATCTCAACGCCGACAAATAAAGGCAGGGACGCTGGCGCCATCCAGTCGATGGTATATGATATACCGCCAATCTGTACAGAATATGCTTGCACGCCCTTGAGCTTTTCGAACTGGCCCTCTTTGTCATCACCCATCCCGCCTTGTATAAGGCCAAGAGACGCAAGGAAGGTCCCGAAAGCCATAATCATGGTTCCCGAAAGGCCGCAAGCGATGCCATCAATGAACTCGTTGACGTTGATGCCGCCGTTCGCCTCCCCTTTTCGCAGCATAGAAAGGTCATATGTGAGTGCTTTGGCTAAACCGAGCGGGCTATATTCCACACCGCGCTTTAAAATATTGATTGGTGTCTTTTTAAACGGCAGCATTCCTTCCACAACAAGCGCTGTCCCTTTATTGATGTGGGAAAGCCGGTTTAGCATATTTGCCATCTTGGAATCGTCACGGAAGGTCGCTTTCTGCGCTTCGTTGATTGCGTATTTTCGAGCCTTTATAAGCGTGTTCTCAGATACATTTTTTAAATCCACCCGGTTTGACTGCAGGTACATGGATAAGGCGCGCGCGTAGTGGTGTTGCAAAAAAAGAATATCTTCTTTTTCCAGCAAGTTAAAATTAAACTTACGCGCGGATTCTAGTTTTTTAGTCTTAAATATCGTTTTTTTGTCGCGTATGATATCAGCTGGATTCATTTTACCATTGCCTGTTACGACATCTTTTACCAGTTCGAAATCTTTCTGCGCAAAGTTTTTGTACTCCTGTTTCACCTTTACCGCTTTTGTGTAGGTCATGTTGCTGTTGTTTAACCCTACGGCTTTTTCCATCCCGGCAGCAATTATGTTCTTAAACGAGATAGCCGGCATAAATACCGCGTTTCCCGTCAGGTTACGAATGTGCGTCCGTGGATTGCCTAGCATTGATAAGTACCGCCAAGCGTTCCATTTATCCACCCAAGTGGCCGGTATTTGCTTTGCAACGTCTGTAAGCAGGTTATCAACAGCATTTTGTACCGCTTCTTGAGTTTTTGCCCAAATCAGATTTTGCGCCAGCTCTTCATTGATTGTGACCTGCGGTGCCGGCTTATTCTTTTGTCCGCGCTTCTGTAGCTCAAGATTCAATTTATCGACTACCTTCTTGATATACGTGAGCTGACCAATTCCGCCGAGCTTTTTGAGCATGCCCATTGCTTGCACTACCTGGCCTGCTCTTGTCGCTTCAATAGCAATTTCGTTTATCAGGCGCAGTGCTGTTTTTATATCGTTATTGGCTTCTGCGTTTAAAAGCATGTACTCTGCAACAGCTATGTCCCTTTTAGTTGCCGTACGCTTGCCGCTCGTCACCTGTTCCCATTGCTTCTGTGCGTTTTCCATACCGTCCGTGTTGACCTTCCAATCAGCAAAGCTCTTTGCTTCCTTGTCTGGAATCGGCGTGTATGAAAAATCTTCGTTTACGATACCTTTTTTGATTTCATCGATAAGCTCCGGTGTGACCGGTTCGGTTTCCAGAACCGTCCTTGTCAGCTGCCTGACCTGTTTATCATCGGAAGAGCGCTTTGGCACCTTAATATCACGTGCAGGGTTTACGCCTTTCTTAATTGCGCCGTATTTCTTTATGAGTGCGTTATAGTCTTCCTCTGTTCCCTTCAAAGAATAATCGTTGTTGCTGTTGCTTTTTGAGGAAACATTGGATATAATATCATTAGAGGGATTGCTCGATATGGCGGCCGGACTAGTTTTGGCTTGACCGTAATTACGGGCAGTCCTTCTTATTTTTGTAACGTCATAAAAGACATACCCACGGTCAGTACCCTTTATCTTTACATCACCTGTAAATAGTGAATCACCCACCTTAAAAATAGTATGGTATGTGTACCAACCTTTTGTTGCGTCAGGGTGGCGCCCATCATCAACCTCGTGCTTAACATATTGGGATACAGATAAAAGGTTATCTAATTCCGTGGCGGCCCTCATTTTTGCTTCTTTTACTGTGACATCCTTTAATCTTTTGGCAGGAAACGCATACTCTCCCGCCGATTCTCGGTTCACGTAAGCTCTGCCTTCTTCTCCAACATTAAGAACACGGCCTTTAAATGTTTGGTTAATATATTTCCTCACAACAGACGGCATTTCTTCGACGGGTATCCCATCAAAAATATCTTGTTCTGTATCAACATTGACATACCGCCCTTTTTCATCGCTGACAATCGAATATTTTAGTTCTGCCCCGGTCTGCTTCTTGCCTTTAGCCTTTTCCAAGCTGCTGCTTAATTTTTCTGCGAGGTCTGTGAGGAAATCATATTCCTGAGGTAGTTTTTTATTTTCCGACATTTCCGACCAAAGCGACTTTATTCTTGCTATGAAGCGCTTAAGTACGCCGAGAATAGATTTTCTTTTTTCGGGCTTGTAATTAAGCAGCTTATCGACGGCGGCCGTGTCCGTGGCGATTGCGGGCAGTTGATTGCAAACAAGCTCTTCTACGGCGTCTGCCTCGCTTAAATGCATTCCTTCTTCTTTATATGCTTTTTGCAGCTCCGCAATCCTCGCATTCACGTCATAGCCTATTTCATCAAGCGTGTCCAGCACGAAATCCGACAGTTCCTGGAACCCTTTCGGATTGTTCGCTTTCACATAATGGCCAGCCTCGTGCAAAGCGGTAAACAGCATTCCCTGTTCCAAATTCCCGGCCGTGACCTGAATATGGTTCTTGTCTGTATATACACCGTTTGCAATACCCCCATCAATTTCATCAACGACATCGATGTGTAGCCCGTATTTTTCAGCAAATCGATTCAGCGTCGCTGCCTGGCTTTTTATCTTTTCTGTCATAGGCTTTGTGGTTTTGATTTCCACAGAGCCTTTTTTCTTGCGTGCCTTTATTAATTCTGCCTGTTGTGTTGTTACCTGCGCACGGTAATCCTGTACGCCCGCATTGTAAGCAGCCCTTATTACTTCAGTGGGGAATTGTCCGGCATACGCATCACTTTTACGGATTGCCTGCTGGAAGGTCAGCCCAATTTTTCCGCTGCGGTAAAAAGCGTCGAAGCCGCCTGCATAATACGGGCTATCTGTATAATTGGACACGTATTCCTTTGCCCCATTCGAATCAAAATGTGCGGCCTGCTGGTATACTTGTTCAACCCTTGAGTCAGAAAACGCAACCTGTTTTAGGTCAACGATTTTCTCGTCGCTCAAGCGCACCTGTACTTCGCCTTTTTGGATGCTGTCAATCCCCATCACGCGAACAGGAGTATTTTTAACGGAAGCTTTTGCTGCGGTAGTCAAGACGGGAAGCTGCGTGCCCTTCTCATGCGCCTCTCTTTCAAGCTGTTCCCGCACCTCTATGAGCTGCTTGATTTCGCGGGCAGTTTCATTTTTTGCCGGATTTTCGTAATACTCCTGCGCCGCCTGCCTGATTTGCTTTACACTGGAATCTGTGCTTAAGGTTTCGCCGGTTAATTCTGATAAAAAATTCAGAGCTTTCGGGTTGTCTTTGATAGTTGCCGCATTCGAGGATGAAAGCTTTTCCCCGTCAGCTATTTTTTCTATTACTTGGGTAAGGTTCTCCCTGTCCGGTTCAGAAGATAGCTCTTCTGTTATATCGGCAATCGCCTGCTTGCGCGTCTGGTTCATGTTTTCTTGATACAGCTTTCCCACCTTAACGCCGCTTATATCTTTTCCGCTATCAATCGCTTCCTGCAGACTTACCGCCAGCTTATGTGCCTGGGAATCCTCCGGCATAGATAGGCCTTGCTTGACGACCTCCGCTTCGTTTCCTTTGAGGACGCCATTATATAGCGCCTTTGCGTTTGAGCGGCTTCTTGCGGCACCTATGCCTGAAGCGCCGGCGGACATAATCATGCCGGACAAAGCTCCGCCGGCGAAGTCCATGCCGACCTGCTTTGCAAATTCTGCGGCAGTTTTGTTCCATGCCTCCTGCTCGCTTAAGCCCCGCTTTATATAAGTCTGGTACGTATTCTCAAGCTGGCTGTTGTCGCCGTTAATAATTTGGTCTGTAATGGCGTTCGCAACATCCGTCGCTGCCTCTTCACTGCCTTCTGTAAAAAAACCTTTGACTGTGTTTGTCACTAAATCGAGTAGCTTCTCCGGCTTCTTTTGGGTAAATAGTTTTAACTGGTCAATACTAACCTTTTCAAACACAGCCTCAGCCGCACCGGCGGCGACGCCAGACAGAAGCGCTTGCGTAGCACTTCCGCCGCGCTGGGAAACATCCGCAGCTGTATCTGCGGCCGCTCCGCTTGCCATAACAGCCAAAGCGCCCTCTTTTCCCAGCGGGAGGGTAACAAGGAAATCTCCCATACTCATGCCTGATTGGTACAAAAAACGCTGCCAGCCTTCCATGTTTTCGGAAACTTTTTCCCGAATCGTGCCCTGTGTCCGCGTTGCAAGGAAATCCTTTGCGTTCGTATCAACAGGATGCAGCTCCCCCGTTATCGCTTCATTTAAGGCTGATATTCCCGTATCAAGCATACCAAACGCCTTAAACGGTGCCATACCGATGGATTTAGCACTCGCCAGCACAGGATGCTCTTCCGCAAACTTTTCATCCTCCTGCCGCTGCTTTTCCGCCGCAATTGCGTTTTGCTGCCGGGTGTAGTAATCAAGCAGACCATCCGGATTGTACCCATCTTCTTCAAGCTTCCTGAAAATATCGTTATACTCTGCCTGTGTATCCCCCGCGCTAACTTCTACCCCGTCTACGTTATCCTTTGTTTTCTCGTGAGTAGAGACGCTATACAGCTTTTTCACCTGCTGTTCAAGCGCCTTATCCTGCAGCTGCTCGCCGTAGCTCTTCTGCCGCTGGTCATACCGGTACGTCTTGGCGGCATCGGACCCATGAAATGCATCGTAATCCTTTTGCGTCTGCTCCCTAAACGCTTCCAGTGCGGTTCTGGCACCCTCATCAATTGACTTGGAAAGCTGTTCGTCTATCTTTTGCAGCTTTTCGGTGTATTGTTTTTCAATCTTTGGCGCACTTTCATACTGTAAGTTGTAATATTCTTCCTTTGTCTTCTTTAAGTCCTCGGTTATATTTTTAGCTTTCTGAACGCCTTCTGTTGTTAAAGGATCAAATTCAGCGTCTTTTAATTCTTGAATCCTCTTTTCATAATAAGCGTTATCCAGCCCCGTTTTGCCCTGCGCAAGGTACTCCTGCATCAGGTGTGTGTCCTGCCCCTGCTTCTGGCGGCTCAGGACATTTTTTAAACTGACCGAGTAATCGTAAGCTTGGCTCTTTTCCGGCTGTTTTACTACGGGAAGCGCTTTTGACACAACCTTAGATGAAAGCACATCTTGAGTTTGAGGCTGTGCGTTTATGTAGCCCGCTGTAAGACGTTGAAGCAAACGCTGATTGACCAAATCAGCGTTATTTTCTCCCTTGCTATGGGTTCCTGTAAAGCGATTAATCAGTTTTTGATTTACCAGTTCACTATCATACTTCGCCATAATTATTCCTTCCCTGTTATTCGTTCGGCCAGTTGAATGTATTTTTCGCGTCTGGATTGGGGTCTGTCTGCCAATGAAGATTTAGCCAAACCGTGGTAAGTCCATATTTTTTTAAGATTTTTTCTTTTGTATCATCATCTAAATCTAAGGAATCGATGTATCGTGCAAGATTTTTATCCGTAGGGTCCTGATTCTTTTTGTAGGAATCAATCTGGTCTGTATAGGATTTTAATTGCTTTTCCTGCGCCTCCTGTACGGCTTTCTGTTGCTTGTAATAGGCCGTAGCTATATCCTGTTTTTTCGAAAAATCAAACTGTTCCTGCGCGAGCTTGTTCGCAATTGCGTCCTGCTGCTTCTGATAATCGAGCTGTTGCTGCTGGAAGGCGTAATCCCTGTCCGTGTTTTCCTGCCCGACCATATTCCAGTAATCAGTGTTCTGGAATTGCGCGTTGTTCATATAGGAATTGAGCGCGTCGCTGTATTTCCCGTAATCAAAGCTACGCTCGTTATTGTACTGGTTCGTGTAGTAGTCCCGGTTTGCGTAATAATCGTTCAGCGCATCCCTGTACCGGCTGTAGTCCGTGTTTTCCAGCCCCTGCACGACGGAAAGGCTGTTGAGCGTCTTGTTGTCCTGGTCCTGGTAACGGCCATAGGCACGGTCCTCAAGGCCTGTTATCACGTCGTTGAGCTTATCCATATACCCATTGTATGCCGTCTGCCCTGCCGTCTGCGCATAGCTGTTGCCGTATCCGCCCGTGAGCGCTGAAACCTGCCCGACCGTGTCCTGCATAGCCTTCTGCGCGTTCTGTGTGTACTGCTGCTTATAGCGTTGGTACGCAGGGTCGTTGTTGTGGTCGTATTCAAATTTGCTGTTCATATATGTATCCGCAAGGCTCTTCATCTGCCCGCTGTACTGGCTCTGGTAATCCCCAGGCTTCTTCAGCCCGGAAAGGCCCTGCTGCGCCTGTTTGACCGCCGCGCTTTCGTTGTACCCCCGCTTGAGCATGTTATAATAATCGTCATATGCCTGGTCCTTTTTTCTGCTGTCAGCCATATTAAGGTTCCTCCTGCCATTTTAAAATTGGAAATCCATTGTTCTGGTTTTTTGTATCCTTCAGGTAATAATCCCCGCTGGAATTCAGCCCGGAGAGCACCGTATCCCCGCGCATTTCCGCGGCTGTGCGCGCATAGTTTTTATCATTTGCATCACTTTGGTCGCAGGTAAGATGAAACGTATCCTTGCAGTAGAAGGAATCCTTAACGACGGCACCGCCTGCATTACGTCCGGTAATCCCGCCCACAGGAACAGATGTCAGCTCATCTGCATCACAGTCTATTATCCCAATACTATAACTTGAGTAAATTACAGGTATATTGGAAAATCCGGTTGAATTTATAATTCCTCCTGCAATTCCTCCAAACTCAGAATAAGAAGCATAAACAGCACCGGTTATTTTCAGGTACAGCTTTCCAGTATAATAACAGCTGTCTATTGCTACAGAGCAAAATCTATTAACCCCGTAAATTCCTCCGGCACACGTGGAAATCAGATTAAAATTTGTAAATCCATCATTTGATAAACATGAGTGGTCTAATGCGACGTCCGCGCGGCTGAAGGATTCCCGCACCGTTGTAACCCCGCTGGTTGAGATGGTGCCACTGACCGCAACGGAAGAAGCCGCCGCCAATGTTCCAACATAAATTTCAAGATTACAGTAAAAGCTACTGACGGTTATTCCGCTCCTGATATCAGTCATGCCATCATCGATGTGCTGCAAGTACTGCTGTGTCGTATTGGTTAGCCCCATATACCCGTCAACCGCTATATTTTTAATAAGGCAATTCCGGCAGTAGCCAAATAAGCCGCAGTATACAGTTGCGTAATAAACTTGCGTTTTGCCCCACGTATTGTTGTAATAGGAACCGGAAATCCGCACCGGTGTGTTTTCATCGATTCCGGAAAACAGGTTCAGGATGATATGCCCGCCTCCGTCAAATATTCCTTCAAACGGGCAATGCGCCGTGTTATACGGGACGCCGAAGTCCGACCTGATATTCGCGCATGTCCCAATTGGGACCCAGTTTTCGCCCGAAACAAGTGTAGGATGCATGCTTCCATCCTGAAACTCCCATTTTGCGCCCCAATCCAAGTTGTTTATAAGCTTGATATACTTATTTGCATAGGAATAGCCGGCATTGACGCTGTTGCGGAAATAAACGAGCTCCGGCACGTTGCTGATGATAAACGGGTCATCCTCTGTGCCGATGCCGCCGTGGAACCCATTTGCGACCTGCCCGTCCCACGGCGGGATGCTGCCGTCGTAGATGCCGGTATTGATTTCATCGATGATGTCGTTTATTTTTTCGATTTCCTTATTTTTCTGCCGTACAAGCGTATGTAATTCTTTTAAGTAAAGGCCATATTGTTCCGCCATGTTTTCGTCGTCCAGGTTCAGCAGTATCCACCGCAAGAACTCATACTGCCGCTTTAGGTAAAGCGTCAATTCCTCATTCCCCGCGTTCTGCGGGGGAGGCTGGAGTGTAAACCCCGCCATTACAGCTCACTCCCTTTCTCCATTGTCAAGCCTATCGTATACAGCTTGAAATCCCCCTGCCCGGATAGGCGCAGGCGCAGATAATCGCAGCGCTTCGGGATAATCGGTATAAAAACCGTCCTTTTTTCCTGCGCGGTAACACGGTACACTTTTTCCCATTCCTCCCCATCCTGCGCAAGCTCGACGTTGAGCGCCCCACAAACCTCCATACGCAGCTGCAGCTTTGAAATAAACTTTTTGTCTGCGCTCCATTCATACAAATCTCCTGTCTCAGCAAACCATTTAAACGCGCCTTCTTCCTCCAGGACGTTTTCCTGCGCGGTCAGGTCGTTTACGCCGCTTACGGAATACACCCTGCCGTCCGCGATGAAATAAAGCTCTTCCCTGCTGTTTACGAACTCCCTGACAGGGACGCCGTCCTCCTTTGTCCAAAGCCCCTTGACTGTGTCGTATACAAACAAGGCCCTATCCCCTCCGGTTTCCCCGTACGAGAGGGACACATAATACTTATCCCGGTAAGTCCCGGCGACCGCGCCGTAATACAGCCCGCTGCCCAGGCTGTCGCTGATTAAATACGGTACGTCCCCGTTATAGATGCAGATACCGTCGCGGGATTTATAGTAAAGGCGCTCGTTTATGGTTACAAGGCTCTTGTCCGAGCCTTTTTCCACCCCCCGGCAGGATAGCGTCGTCATCGTAAAGTTCTGCGGCCTCGTCCCGTATATTTTAAACAGCGCGTCCTCCTTGAAAAACAAGATACTCCCGTTATAGGTACACGCCCCAGTGAACGCGCCATGCACCCCAACGCTCGCGCTATACGCAGCAGTTGACATGTCTTCATAGCTGCGCCAGTTTGTAGGGTCGCCCAGCACGCAGCAATACACCTCGTTTATCGCCGAATTGCAGCCCCACAGGCGGTTCTGGTAAGCTGTAATGTATTCCATATCGGGAGTTTTGCGTGCAAGAGTAAGCCCTTCGCACGCCACAGGCCCAGTATCGTAATGGTTCGGCCCGATGTAGCGGTACACGTCGTTTTCCACCTGCCCGTCTATTACGAGCACGCTGCAATCCAGATAATTTCCTCCCGTAGACATGTACGTACCGTGCAGGCGCTGGCCGGTTTTAAGGATTTTGTGCATCCCGTTAAGCGGCTCATATTCCCCGGTAATCCCGCTTAGCTCAATATGGTCGCCCTCTTTAAAGCCGTCTATTTCCACGTTGCTTCCATCCGAATCAAACACCGCAAGGGCAAGCGCATAGTTGTCTATCTCTGTCCATACAGTCGCGGGGTTTTCAACCTTTTTCCCGTTCTCGTCGAACTCCTTGATTGCTGTACATTGATATAGCGACGCCGGATTTTTCTTAACGCTGACGCCGATATCCCCGAGCTTATAGTACGTACTTCCCGTTGTTTGGAGCAACAGGTTCGGATTTACCGTCATTGCGCCCTTGTGGCAGCAGCTTTCAAAGTCAAAATCAAACGGCACCTTAAAAAGCGCCATCGTGTATCCCTCCGGACAGACATACTCCCGTTCCATGTGGTGCAGGGAAAAATCCTTCGTATCGATATACACCTTATCCGGGAACACGTACAGGAACGCGCCCATTACAACGAGCTTCCGTTCTACGCCGTCCAGGGGCAAGCGGACGCTGCCGCCTGTATATACCAGCTCGTCGTTACGGACCCAATATACCTCTTCCCCCGCGGTAAGCCCTGAGGCGTCTTCAAGGCGGTCGCCCAGCCCTCTGTGCCCGCGCGTGGACAGCACAGGGTAATCGTCGCAGGCCATGTTTTTCATATCGTAGAACGCACCGATAGGCACGTTTTCCTTATGGCAAAGTCCTTTAAACGCGTCAATTGTCAGCTTGCTTTGTTTGATTTCTTTTAGTTGGGGCAACATAATATCACACCTCACACTACGTTGGTTAGTTTAGTTTGTAGCGGCTTATGTGTCCGGTGGTACCAGCGCGCAAATTCATCATAGGCCGTATTAAACATCACCATATCATTGTTATACCTTGCAAATTCAGCGAGATAAAAGTCCATCTGTGCGATTAAGTATTTTATATAAACGTCGCTATAAGGCTCCGGCGTCAACAACGTTATTGACATGTCAGCGGTTTCATCATATCCGTCAAATTCTGGCGTCCCCGTGTGCGTATCGAGTATTTCCTTTTTAATCCGGCTGTCAAGCTCAGACAGCCATTTTATTTTTTCTTTGGTTTGAAACGCGTTCGGTTTCAGGGTATCCGTCGTTTCAATTGCCTCTCTGATTGTCATAGTTCCATCACCTTTTAAAAAAGGGCTGTCCCAAGCAATATGAGGCAGCCCTTTTTCTTATTTATTCTGCGGTTTTCAGTCGTTCAATCGTGAGAGCTGTGCTCTGCCGCTGTTCTGCCGCGTGCTCCAGCACTTCGGCGATATAATCAGGCACTTCCACCTCGACGCCACGCTGGATTTGGAAGCTCTCGCCGTTGACCGAAACGAATACGTCATCCTTGTAGCGGTCGTTATCCTTAAAGAGCTTAACCTTTACTTTCTTAGGCCCGGTTTCCTCGGCATTGGCTTCCAGCACCGCAGTTTCTTCCGTTGTAGCTTTCTCTTCAGTCGTGTTTTTCACTGTATCTTTTTTAAATTCAGCCATAATAAAGCCCCCTTTTAATTTGCCAGTGCTTTAGCGGAATACGCGGAACAGCTTTCGATTCTGACCATATACTCCTCCACAAGGATTTCTGCAGTCTTAATTGCTTTCCAGCCAACGCTGGAGCGCTGGTTGAGCGGGTCATCACCATAGCCAAGCTGCTTTACAATATGCTGCAGGCCGCCGCCTGTCACCTCGGTGGTGCCATAAGCGTGAGCGCCTAAAACGACTGTACTAAACACCGCAAGTCCAGAGGGGCAGCCGGCACCCGTCCAAATCTTCGCTTCCGTGGATTCAACAAAACGCACTTTGCCAATTTTACCGATTTCCCCCTCGTAAATATTCTCCGGGCTTGCGTACTTGTGTACATCAATCCACTCCTCGTTGCGCATCAAATCGTAGGCCGCATATGGATGAATAATTGCGATATAGCTGCCGTTTATAGTATTCGCTTTCATACTGCCGAGCTGTGCAGCCGCTTTGAAAAAAAGGTCGGGTGTAAGCACACATTCTTTTGTAAGCGTCGCCCTAGAAGTAATATCGGTACCGTCTGCTTTCGGTGCGTAGATAACGTTTGTTCCACCCGCAAGCACCTCGCGTGTGATTGTATCGAGCGTCCTACCCGCCTGTGAGCCGCACAAATCTGTAGCTTGTAGTACGTTATTGTCAATTGCAGTTAACTGCAAAACATCCGAAAGCTGAATATAATCGCCGTACTGATGCACCTCACTAGTAAAGGTAGTAACATTTAAGGCGTTTCCTGCCGGCGTTACGCCTTCTGTCAGCGGCATCGTTGCTTTTGCAAGCGGAGAATATTTGCGGAATTCTATCGTCTTGCCGTTGTTCTTCGGTATCGGATATTTATCCGCGAATTGGTCGTGGACCAGTTTTGGTTCAGCGTTGTCAATAAGTGTATCCTGATAATAGGTTTTCATCTCAGCGGAAAGCCCGCTGGATTCGGTTGTCTGAGTATCAAACAGCTGTAAATCCAAATCAATCATTTTATCCATGTTGTTTCCTTTCCGCGCAGGATTAAAAACTGATTTTCTCACCCCGCGCTACGCGTCTCGCAATTTCTTTCCTGTCTTCTTTTGTTAATCTGTGGACATCTGGCTTCGTGACGACAGATGAGGCGTGCCCCGCGGCACTTTCTACAGGCCTTGCCGTATTGGCTTTGATGCTTTCAACCGTTGCTTTTCGCGCTTCTTTTGCAGCATTCTGAGCAATTCCAGACATTATTTCATCCTGATGTACGACCTGGTAAGCGGTTTTCACATCAATGCCCTTCAGTAACAGCTTTGCAAAATCCTTGTTATCAAATTCTGTGTTCAGGTCAAAATCCGGGTATAAAGCCTTTACTTCGCCCCCTTGCTTGACCCACTGGGAAATCTGCTGCTGTTTCTGTTCTTCTTCCATCCTCTGGGACATCTCCGCTTTAATACGCTGATTTTCCCGTTCCAGGCTCTTGACTTCTTTAAGCTGTGCGACCGTCATTCCGCGTTTAAATGCCTCATCTTCATAAAAGCTGTTGTCCTCTTCAATTGCTTTCGTAAGGCCATCAAGGTCCTTCGCCCCGTATTTTGACAGGAGCATATCGAGTACCGGCTGCGTTTTATCAAGCTGTTCCTGCAGCCCGCGCGTCTCCTTAAAGCGTGAATTGACAATTTTCTGGACGCGTTTGTCAAACTCGTCTTTGAAATCACCCTTAATGAGGTTTTCAAACTCCTCTGCCCTGTCTGTACTGGCATGTACCTGCGTCTCAGCCTTTTTTTCACCAGCGGCGTCCTGATGTTTCTCCGGTTCCTGCCTGCCGTATACAACGTCTGCAAGCGGATTCCTATTCGCCCGTAGCTTCCCGGCGGCGGAAGCCGTTTCTTTTGCGCCCGTGCTGTTTTCCGGCGCGGGTGCTCCCGCGGCTGCACCCTCTCCGTCAAACAGTCTAAGGTTCAGATTAAACATATTTTTGCTCCTTCCCATCGTCTTTCCGAAGTGTCAGCATAACTGCTGATTTTATCGTATCAAATCATTTTTCTGTTTGCGGGCACAAACGCACGTTTTTCGGATATTTTTTTGCAATTAATTTATAGCCGGTTATTATCGCCTCTGCAACCGCGTCAATACTGGGTGTCCGGCGTATCACCATACGGACTTTTCCGGATTGACATTCCAAAACCTTTTCCGCGTGATGATCTTTAACCGCCTGCATCAAAGTAAACGTAAGAGCGGATACCGCGGCGCAGACAATATCGTTTCCCGGATGAAAATGGGCATGGCCATCTACACTGATTTGAACCTTCTTTTTGCTTTTGTGTATCGATATCGTAATCATTTCGGGTTCCCTGCTTCCTCTGCCTTCTGCGCCGCTTTTTCCGGAGCTGGATGGCTGCTAATTTCGCCACCCAGCGGGTTAATTGCTACTTCCTGTCCGCCTTTGTCTTCCGGCGGGGCCTGCGGTGCTGGCATGTTCAATCCGTTCGCGCCAAGTATCTGCAGCATCCGGTTCATCTGCTCCTGCATTGCCTGAAGCTGCTGGTACACTGTCCCATTTTGGCTGATTTTTTGTATTAGCCCGTCCTTGCCCTCAATGTCCATCATATCAAGCGCCAATAGCGCCTGGTCAGCTACCTGCGGATTAAAAAACTGAAGGCCGTAAAGCTCCTTTGCAAGTTCATTGCGAGCCAGCGTAGAAAAAGGTGACTTCTTTTGTGCGACAATCTCAATATCAAAAACGGGTTTTCGTGCCCCCAAGTCTATACCAAACGCATCAGCCTGCTGTGGCTGCAAGGTGCTGTTGTCAAACTCTACAAACGCTCTGCTACCGTTTCCTGTTATACGGAAACAGCGCGGCTGTGTATAAAATTGCCTGATAAGCTCTAATACAAAGTAACACGTCTGCGCGTGCGCCCTGTAGCTGCTCTTTATCATGTCCCTGGAAAGCTTGCTTCCAGCCTCTTGCAGTGCTGCAATCGCGCTTGCGGCTGTAACGCCCGAAGCAGTTGAGCCCTGGGAGAAATCACGGTTCCCGCTGGTTTCCTTCAGCTCTTCAATTTTTTGCTGTAGCGCGGAAAAAGCGGCGTTTGAAATTGGCGTGACCTGGATTTCTCGTATGCTTTCCTCGTCAAGGCTTCCCACGACGTTTACAAAATCGTTGTTCCAGTCTGCAAATTCCTCTTTGTTGATAGCGCCGTTGTTTTTATAAAAATAACGTTTGCGGCTGCACATCAGCGTATTGCGCAGAATTGCCTGCTGAAGCTTATCGATGTACATTTGGCAATCCTTCATAATGTCGATATATCCAAAGCCCGCAGGTGTGTCTGGCTCTAGAAACATCGTATCAAATACAAACGGATATTTTCCGTGCTCATAAAGCCCTGTTGCACGGTACTCCTTCTCGTTTTCCGTCGCAAATAATACGATTTCATTTACATATTTGCAGTAATGCAAAAGGCCGTTTTTCTTATAGTAGCAATCAATAACAAGTGATTTTTCGCTTGTATCAATAGAATCGTCATGTATGTACTTCGTGACTTCGATGGATGCAGAACTGAGTTTACCCTTTGTCTGTGAATACTGTTCTTCCAGCACTTCGTTATCCACAAGCGAGACGTAAAACACATAGCGGCTGTCCTGGATATTGCGGATACCCGGCTCCCAGAAAAGGTTCAAGATGTCGCAGTTTGAAATTTCCACATCCCCGAGCCCGTTCTCCTTGCCAGCGTTCCAAAACACGCCGTACACGGCCGTTCCGGTCTTGAGCTTATACCACCAAGCATCTGAATAAATCTGCTCATAGTCGTTCTGTTCCAGAATAACAGGCATAATCGCGCTTAACTGCTCCGCAACCTCTTTATCGCTCTCTTCGCGCGGCAGGATGTTTGGCTGCGGGTAATTATCCATTGCGTCGGCATGTTTGTTGATGATGGAATTAAACAGCCATGCGCTTGCCGGTTCCGGATTATCAGGATTCTTTTCGTTGTACTTCTTGCGCATGTACTCCCAGTGGCGCATCTTGAACCACTGTTCGTTCTCAACAATGCGGGCTTCCAGATTTGCTTTCCCATGCTTGTATTTTTGCAGGATATCCGTAAACTTCCGCACCTCGTTTTTTCCAATTTTTTGCATGGTTTTTGCTCCTTTACAAATTCAGGAAACGGTAAGCGTTTTCCATTGTGTACTTTTTTGGCTGCATATCTAGTGGGTCGTCACGCATTGGCGCTGCTAAAACATTTCGTCGCGGCGCGATTGGGTTTTCCATGAATACATACCGGCATTCGTCGTAGATGTGGTCCTCCTGCGTAGTGTCAATATCCTCCACCCGCTTTTCATCGTACACCAGTACAGGCAATGTCCGGATAAAATGCCGGCAAGTATCAAAGCAGTAAAACATTGGAACACCGTCCTCGTCGAACGCCAAACGGTAATGGTACTGCATTTTTCCGGCAATGCGCGTGTTATCGCCCTTTTCCCAATACACGTGCTTGTGCTCCATCATTTCTGCGACGCTCTGCCCGCGTGACTTGTCGAATATTGACGGGTCGGCAATCCCTGTGATGCGGCGGCCGCAAAGGTTCGGGTCTGCCTGCTCCGTTTCAAGAATTCTCTGTGCAATTTCCTGCGGCGTCCATTTTACACCGGTATTTGGTGTAGAGGTGCATCCGTATAGTTCTCTAACTCGGTAAATCCGGCCGTCATGGTCAACTGCGTACCAGCCGACAGAAAACGGCTTACTATAGCCGAAGTCAAAACCACGGTAAATTCTCCAGTCAGCCGGAATTCGAAACGGCTTGATTACGTGCGTAAAACGCCGGTCCTGATAATGCTCTTGTGCGTTTTTCCACTCCCGAAAAACCTGTCCGTTAAAGCTGTCCCAGCTGCCGTATAGCAAAGCGTCCCGCTCCGCCTGCGGCATCATGGCGAGATTTGCAAGGTAGTTAGGGTCGTTACCCAGAAGCTTCTGGTTGTCAAACACGTTTGATGGCACAAAAATACGTTTGCGCTGCATTTTAAGCGTTTTACCGTCCGGGGTAAATACGTCATACTCGTCTGTGATGGGTGTAAGCGGCTGCGCAGCTGTGATAAACCTATCTTTTACCCACCCATGCCCTACGCCACCCGGGTTTGTTGTCGCCCGGATATACACACGGGTCCCGCCTCCAGAAGGCCTGTTGCGAGAAAACATATAGCTGTATTCTGCAAAAGTAAAATGTGTCAGTTCGTCGAAGCCGATAAAGTCGTACCGTTTGCCCTGGTAATTTGTTTTGTCGCTCTCACGCTGCATATTGCCAAAATAGATTTTTGCGCCGCTCGGGAATATCCAAACGTGTTTGCTGTCGTTATACTTTGCCCGCGGGAAAGCTGGGCTATAAATCTCACGGCTGCGGTCGATAAGCTCCGAAAGCTGTGGGTATGTCTTACGGAAAAGAATTGCCCGGTAATGCGGAATATGTACTTGCCGTAGGGCCTCTGCCAGAAGCGCGTCGCTTTTACCACCGCCGGCGGCTCCGCCATAAAGGGCCTCGTACTCGGGGCGAGCCATGAAAACCGCTTGTTTCGGCTGCGGGGACCAAATTACATTAGCCATCTTCGACCACCTCTGTAATTTCAACAACGCCCGTCTCCTCTTCGTCAGCATCAGAAGCTGAGAAGCTGTATACGTCCTTCAGGTCTTTAATTGCGCCGGCAAGCTGCCGAACTGCAAGAGGATTCACGATTCCGACTATCTCCGCAAGCTCTTCCGCCTCGTCTATAATCTCTTTGGTTGGCTTGTTTGGTGCAGCGCTGTTGTCGTACTCTATCTCCCGTGTCTTATGCGTCCTCTTCGCCATATATCGGTCAACCTGGGTGATTGCCTGCTTGATTTTCTCCGTCAGTTCATCGGCGCAGGTAAGCAATTCTGCAAACCCTTCCAGCTTTTCTTTGACTGCGGCGTCTGCGATTTTTTGATTTAGCGCCGCATCAATTTTATTTTTCTGGTCTTTTCGCGCCTGCACCCATTTTTCCCTGATAGCCCTTTGCGTCAAAGTGTTTATTTCTATACCGTGTTTTTTAGCAAGCTTGCGATAGCTTGTATCCGTATTTACGTATTCTGCTTTAATTTTTATCCAATCAGGCAAGCTACCACCCCCTATATCACCAGTAAAGCACAAACAAAAACTGTTTGCGGGCACAAAAGCCGGTTCAAGCATAAAATCTTGAACCGGCCAACGAATTTATTTATATTTTTTGCTTATTTCCTTCGCAGCAGGACAATCTCCATACAGATATGTCCGGCAAAATTTCTTTGTATGCATCCGTTTTACACGTTCATCAGGGAACAACTGCCTCCAACTCACGTCTTCAGTTAGTCCTTCACATGTGATTGATTTCCTACCTTCGCTGATAAAATACGGGCATTTTACGCCCTCTGCGTGCGCTCCCATGCTAACACCTCCCCTAAACTAATCCATCGGGTAAGAATCCCGGTCAAGTTTCTTTTCTTCGCGAACGGCGTACCGCCAAAATACAAGCAGTACAAGCGCCGACAAGACGGTCGATGCGCCAATAAATGCGAGTATGTAGATGATAATGCTCATTTTGCTTCCTCCTTGATTTTCTTAATCCGCGCGGCCAGCGTCAGCATAAACCGGTTCTGCGCGTCTGTCCGGTCATCCAGTACCGCCGCCATGTCTTCGTCCCGCGTGTCCTTGACAATCAGGCGGTGTATCACAACCGGCTGTGTCTGCCCGGAACGGTGCAGGCGGTCGTTGGCCTGCTCGAACTGCTCCTGGTTGCCCGGCGGCAGGCCGAACCAGATGATGTGGTGCCCGCCTTCCTGCAGGTTCAGGCCGTACGCGCAGCTCGCGGGATGCGCCAGCAGCAAATCCACTTCCCCCGCATTCCACGCCCGCAGGTCGTCGGCGTGCTTGTAAACCCGAATCCGCTTGCCCGAACCCTCCAGCGCCCGCAGCATGCGGTCGCGGTCGTGCTGGAAGTTGTAGAAAACAAGTGCGTGGTCGTCGCCCAGCTCCTCCATCAACTCGAGGAACGCCTCTATCTTGCACCGGTGTATCTCCACCGCGCGATGTGTGTCATCGTAGACCGCCCCGTTTGCCACCTGCAGAAGCTTCCCTGTCAGGACACCCGCGCCTGCAGCGTCTATCGTGCTCTCATCCACCTGCAGAAGCATATCGCGCTCCAGCTGGTCATACGCCTTCCGTGCTTTCGCGTCGAGGATAACAGGGAAATCATGTGTAACGGCATCCGGCAGCTGCAGCAGCTCCCCGGGCGTCAGGCTGAAGCAGACATCCGAAACGGCCGACATAATCGCTTCTTCGGCGCCTGGCTTCGGCTTGTAGGAGAATACAGTAACCGCGTTGCGTTTGTCCGGCTCAAAATACCGTTCACGGTAGCCGCTGATGGTCCGGCCAAGGCGCTGTCCCCCATCCATCAGGAAAAGCTGTGCCCATAAATCCATCAGCCCCTTAGACGACGGCGTACCCGTCAACTCAATCAGCCGGCGGATATGCGGCCGGATTGACTTCAAAGACTTCCAGCGCTGTGACCGGTTATTCTTGAAGCTTGTCGCTTCATCCAGAACCACGGTATCAAACGGCCATGCGTTGCGGTAATAGTCCACCAGCCACTGTACGTTTTCCCGGTTAATCACGTACACGTCTGCCGGCGTGTTCAACGCACGGATTCGCTGCCTGGCAGTGCCTAAGACGGTTGAAAACCGCAAGTGCTTTAAGTGGTCCCATTTCTTACCTTCCGCCTGCCATGTGTCCTCCGCAACCTTCTTCGGCGCGATGACAAGTACATTCTGAACGGCGAAACGGTTGTATTTCAGTTCATTCAGTGCGGTCAGCGTGGTCGATGTCTTCCGGTGCCCGGGCTTCAGCCACAGCGCAATCGATGGCAGCTTCGTGATATAATCCGCGTACCGCTCCTGGTACGGTGCCGGTATGTATTTCATGCCGTGCCAGCCTCCTCCGGCGGGAACAGCTCCGCGACCAGCGCTTTTACAGCGTCCAGCCCTTTCGCCACCCTGACATCCGCCCCGCGGCGCTTCATCTCGGATATCTGCCGCTGCTGGATTCTCTGCAGCGACCCGATTTCCGTTTTCAGCTCCACGTACACCGTCCGCCCATCCTCCGTGATGATAATCCGGTCCGGTACACCCGGGTTTCCCGGTGATGTGAATTTATAGCACAGGCCGCCGCGCTCCCTCACCATGCGTACAAGCCTTGCTTCTATTTGGCTCTCTTTCAAAATCCTTTCCTCCCCGCCTTATATATCCTTATCGCGCGTACGCGTGTACGCATACACACATACGTACGCGAATGATTTATTTTTAGGCGTTCTAGACGTTATTAGGCGTTACATATTTACTGCCTATTTTCTTTATTCCTTTATTTTTTACCTCTAGGGCTTTAATCTGTTGACAATGTTGACAAATCAATAAAAACATAGGATTTAAGCGGTTTTTTATGTCAACAGATTGCGTCAACATTTCAATTTTTTCTGTTGCCCCGTGTTGACAGCGTGTCAACAGATTTTCGTGGTGTCAACACTTCATCTGTTGACATTTTTTAAATCCCCGCTGGCGTCCATACTTTGCACCAAAACGCATGATTCCTGATGCCTCCCAGCCTTTCAGCTGCATCAGCACTGCATTAACACGACGGGAATCTTTTTGCGGGATAACGCTTCGCCGGTCTCCCAGGCATTCCCGCATAATCTCCAACGCACATACTCTATCCCGCGGTACAAGCTGTAGCCCATCACCTTTGCACTGCCCGCTCCAGAACATCATGCGCCTTGTCTCGTCCCATTTCATCCAGTCCTCCGGCACAGGCCGTGCAAGGAAGGCCTCTATCTGGCCCTTTATTTCATCCTGCTCCATATGCAGCTGGCGGCGCCTCTCAGCCTCTTTTTCGTCCTCTGGGGCCAATATCAGGGGCTCGCCCATCTGCCACCTTACATAGGCTTCCGCCCAAACCTGTGCCACGGTATCCGGCGTCAGGTCATCCCATACGCTTTTGGCGGGGGCTGTCCCGCAGTCAATCGGCCAGAACCTTCTGTTGCCTGTAGGGTCCTTCAGGTAGTTTCGGTCGTTCGTCGTGCCAAAGAACACACAGCGACGTGAATGCTTTGCTGAACGCTTTCCATAGGACGCCCTGTATTCGTCTTTTGTGCGGCTTAGAGATTGTTTTACGGCATTGACGTCTGACTTGTTCAGTGCGCCCAGTTCACCGATTTCAAGAATCCAGTTGCCCTGTATCAGCTCAGCGGCATCCTTCCCGTCAAACGTAATGAGCGCGTCGGAAAACCACGGCCCGCCCAATCGTGCGAAGAAGGTGCTCTTCCCCACGCCCTGCGGGCCGCAGATAACTGTCATCTCATCGAACTTAATCCCCGGCGACATTGCACGGGCGACAGCCGCCACGAGCCCCTTGCGTGCTACGGCCCGTGTATAGGAATTATCCACGTCGCCGAAGTAGTCTATATACAGGGTATCGAGACGCGGCACGCCGTCCCATGACACACTGCGAATATAGTCATGGATTGGGTTATAGCTGTTCGCCGCTGCCACCTGAACGATGGCGTCCTCCACCGCGTCCTTGGTCCGGAAGCCCAGCAGCTGCTCGATACAGTCGCGCAGGCCGGAATCATCGCTGTCCTTCCATTCAAACGGTTCCGTCCCTTTATCCCTGCCAGGCCACGGCATCGGGCAAACGCCCTCCAGCCGCTCGCTGAACAGGTTCTCGCGGATTTTCCCCTTGAAGCGCGGGTCGCCCTCTAAAACCGTGACCACATTCCTGATGCTACGTTCGTATTTCCCTCCGTCGCCGACCTGCAACTTGCGCATCCATGAAGTATCAACGGGGGTATCACCGGCAGCATCCACTGTAAAATCCGATACGGCCGTCTCATACCGCTCCCGGTCCATCAGCGCGGCAACTTCGTCGTCCCGCCGGGCAAACTGCGCCATCGCCACAAAGCTCGGCAGCTTATTGACAGGCGTGTCGGGCTTTGCATCATCGTCCTGCGCACCGAACAGGTGCAGGCGTACTAAGTCAAACGCATTACAAAGACGCCCACCTGCAGGGTCGGTCGCGTGGTGGCTGTACATGAACTTGCCGTCGTCGTAGATGATAGCGCCGCCGGTCGTCGATCCATCCGTATATGTATACCGCCCAGGAATGTCTGTCGGCGTATAGACGCGCGGCAGGAACTTCTCCAGCGCGGCGTAAATGTCGTAACAGCGGCAGAAGGCCCCCAGGATACCCTGTTTTTCGGTCGGGTCGCCCTGCCTTGCCGCCATGCGCTTATGCGACTGCTGCGCACCAGGGACCTGCGGCCATGCACTACAGTCCCGCCAATCGATATAGCAGCCAAGCATTCCGTCCGTATCCAGGAACGGCTTGTCGCCCACCTGGTAGACGTATTCGGCGTCCGCGCTGCACGAGGGCCAGTACATGAGCCTTGAAGGCTCAAACGTCGTCGCGTCGAACGGCTCCATGGACGGGTCTATCATCTCTGCAAGCTTGCGCGCAATTGGCTCATATTCGTCTGCTGTGGCCGCACGGCTTAGGGGCACGAGAACGCGCAGGCGCGGCGCTTCGGGCCGGTGCTTGCGCGTCGAATACACGCAGTACCCGCACCCAAGCCCATCGACGCGGCGCAGGATGTCCGCAGCACCGCCCGCGGGAATCCGGTCAAGGTCCAGCGTTATTACGTCGCGGCCTGTGACTGCGTCGGCCTTTCGCCGGCCACCGGCGAGCGAACCCGCAACGAAGCCGCCAACATCCTTGAGATTGTCCTGGTCGCATTTTTTTAGCGCCAAGTAATCTGCTTGCGCTTCTGTCCCGCGCACAGGCGTACGCAGCTTATCCCAAAGCTCGGACAGGTATATTTCCTGCGCCGGCCAGAAGGTCGCCTTACGGCTCCCAGCGGCGCATATTATGATTTTACGGTCGTTTTGCATAGGATTGTCTCCTTAATCCTTTGTATAATAGGCCCCGGCCCATCCGTCCGCTTTCAGCGGCAGCCCCGGCGCCCAGTCTATCGGCTGGCCCATAAGCGCGCATACGTTTTCCAGTACCGCTTCTGGGTTATCGGTCTGTACATCCAGCACAACCTCGTCATGCACATGGAAAACGACGGGGTGTCCGGCCCTTTCCAGCCGTTCAATATTGACGGCAAGGCAGTCGCGCGCGGTCGCCTGCACAATGTTTTCCACGAGCTTGCCCCCGTAGGTTTCAACCGGCTCCCATTTCCGGCTTGTCTGGTTCATGCCCATGTATTGCAGGCTTTCCCGCCCAAAACGGTTCAGCGTAAGCAACGGCTGCGCATAATACAGCTTCCTGCCGCTCGGCAGCGTGATGGTCATAAAGTACCGCTCCTGGTTGCCTTCCAAGGCAAAAACAAGGCTGCGCACCGTATTGGTACGCCCTGTTTTTACGGTATCCAGCGCTGCTGCCTCTACAGCGTACCAGAAATCAACAATCCGCTTATTTGCCGACCGCCAGCGGCTTACAATATCCGGCAGGTCTTCCTCCGGTATTCCCATACGCAGGGCGCCCATATTGATAAGCGCGCCAGTACTGCCCTGGTAGCCCAGCGCAAGCGTTGCAACCTTGCCCTTTTGGCGTAATTCATATTCGGGGCTGCCTTTGACAATTTTTTCAATGGGTACGCCGAACATCTGTGACGCGCAGGCCTCGTAAATTTTGCCGTGCGTCTTGAATACGTCGAGCACCCACTGCTCCCCTGCGAGCCACGCGATTACGCGGGCCTCGATGGCCGAAAAATCCGCGTCAACAAACACGTGCCCATCAGAAGGGACAAGCGCCGTACGGATGAGCTGTGAAAGCACGTCTGGTACAGCGCCAAGAAGCAGGTCCACTGCCTGTGTATTGCGGCCCTTAACCCATTCACGCGCCTGGTCAAGCTGTACGCCGTGCAGGTATGTCCTCGGCAGGTTCTGCACCTGCAGGAGCCTGCCGGCCCACCGCCCGGTCCGGTTGGCCCCGTAAAACTGCAGGGTCCCACGGATGCGGCTGTCATCGCCCACTGCCATTTCCATAGCGTTGTATTTCTTTGTGCTGGTGCGGCTGAGCTCCTGCCGGATTTCCAGCAGCCGCCGTGCGTCGCTGTCTAATATATCCGATTCCAGTAAATCGGCCACGTCTTCCTTGCGCAGGGTTTCAGTGTCAACACCGCGCTGTTTCAGCCATGCGGTTATCTGCGCGGGGCTGTTCGGGTTTTCAAGCCCCGATATCTGCACAGCTTCTTCTGTCAGCTGCTGCGTAACCCTGGCGCTGCAGTCAAGTGCTCCACGAACCAGGTCCATATCCAGGGCAACGCCGCGGGCGTTGATTGCCTGGTCCTGCATCCACTGTGCCTGTATCTCGTCTGGGATAGGAAAATCAGCCAGCCTGCGTCCTATCTCCATTTCTGTAATAACATCCTGCCGGTTGTACTCCTTGAACAGCGCCCATTTTTCCGGTTCGTCTGACGGACGGATGCGCGTGCGTTGGTCGCGGTCCGTTGGCGTCCTGGGTGTGCAGAACGTCTTGATTAAGGCCCTGCCGGCCTGCAGCTTGCGTTTATCCTCCGGTAGACCGAGCGCTTTGCCGGCTGCGTCGAGGCTTGCGGGATAACCGCAATACAACGCGTGCAGCATCGTATCGCGCCACTGGTGGAGCCAGTTGCTGCGGCAGTCAATGCTCAGTTGCATATTGCAGCTTAAACAGTACCATTCGAAAGCTGCATTGTACGCGTACTTTATACAATTCGGGTCGAACATTAAATTGTATATATTCAGCGGAATTTGTTCCCCCGCCGTAAAGTCGACGACCTGTACGGGCGCGCCGTCAAGGCTATATGCAAACAGCAGCATCTCGAAATCAGCAGACTGCGCGTACTTGTACAGCCCTGCTTTTACAATCGGGACACTGCTATATGTTTCTATGTCGATACTGAGATGATGCATGGTTATCGCCTCCTATGGGAAGTGCGGGAGCTGTGAAAGCTCCCGCGTGAATGGTCAATATTGCTGGGGCTGCTGCGGATATGCAGGAGAGGGCGGGTAGTATGCCGGGTCAGGCTGCGGGTAAACAGGTGTTGCGGGTATGTCCGCCACCGCACCATACGGCTGTGCGGGTATCGCAGGAGCTGCCGCCTGGAAATCGTCTTCCACAGCGGCGCGGCCACCGCCGAGCGGTTCCCCATCGGCAACCTTCTGGACGTTTTCAAGACCGACGCCGACGCCCTTGTTCTGCGGCGCGTTGTATGCGAAGAAGGTAACGCCTACATTTGCGTACATACCGCTGTAAATCTCCGTTGCATTAAGGATGGGCTGGAGGTTTAAATCCACCACGTTCGGGCGCTGCTTGCTGCTGGCGGTAAACACCCAGCAGCCGCGGCATTCTTCCCCGAACGGCTGCCCGTCAGATGGCCGGACGCCGTCGCCGTCGTGCACGCTGATTTTCGGCTGTGCGGGGAACGCCTGGCCGAACTTTTCACGGCCGCGCTGTGCGGCTGCTTGGATGGCGGCGTCAATTTTCGCTTTGTTGCCGGGGTCTGCTTTTGGTACAAGGATGACAGCGCTGAACTTCGGGTCCTGTCCCGGCTGCTGCGCATAGGCCTCGACCAGGTGGACATAGGATAAACGGACGCTATTGAGCACGATATGTGCGGGATTGTTATTTGACATAATGGTTAAATCCTTTCACTGTTTAAAATCTTCCGCGGCTGTAGCGCGCGGGCTGTATGCTTCCCGTGGGTCTGTAATAGGCGCAAGCGCCGGTTTCCCAGGCTGCTTGACGACGTGCGCTGATGCCGCATCCTCGAATATTTTTTTGCCAAGCGATTTCTCGAGCGCCGGCGCGGTAAGGGGCTTGCGTTCATAAAGCAGCGCTTCATCAATTCCTGCGGCCTTGAGCGCTTCAAACGCGGCGGCCTGGTCGTCCCAGGCACGGGACCCGCGGCCTTCTACAAGCTTCCAGCCGGGGATATATCCACCCCCCATCAGCTTATCCTGTGCGTAAGCCTTGACGGCGTCCGCGTATTTTAGCAGCGGGTCTATCCGCTTTAACACCTGCGCGACCTCCGCGTCGGAGAGCAAAGGCGGCAGCTTGCCGCCGAAATCCTCAAAGGCTGAAACAATATTGCTGTTCTCCCGGCAGGTTGCGCGCGCCTTGCAGAAGCGGCACCATTCGCCGCTGTGGTATTCATCGCAATCAGGGTCCGCGGCCTTTTCCGCCGCAGGGCGTACGGTGAACGCCGCCCAGTCCATCAGCGTATCCCGGCTGATGGTGCATTCCTTAATGCCGCCTGCACGCGGCTGGATAATTGACATATGGACAGTTTGGATATCGCAGAGCATCCGATATTCCATGACCGCGCCGAGCGCGTAAAGCATCATCTGCGGGTTATTGTCCGCATCAACCGACACACCCTTGCCGTGCTTGTAGTCGTTGACAAACAGGTCGCTACCGTGGATTAAGATGCAGTCCGCAGTGCCGAACCCGTCCGGCACAAACTCCGAAAAATCGACCCGGTGCTCGACGGTCACAAACGGGATACTGGGCAGCGAATTTGCAATATCGGTGATGTAGTCGACGTATTCGTCGGTACAGCTCTCCATCTCTGCCTTGTAGTGCGGGTCGCGCGCAAGCTTATTATGCCGGGTGTTGTATGTACGGGGGCTCATCGGCTCCACGAATTTTTTACGGAGCTTGAGTTCGGCAATTGCGTGTGCAAGCCTGCCTTCCTCCGCGTATTCGCTTGTTGTATCGGGCATATCCTTCGTCAGCGCCACGGATCCCGGGCAATGCAGCCATCTCTGTGCGCTGGACGCGGACAAGACCGCGTGTGTTTCAGGCGCCGCCATTAAATCCTCACCCCCAGCGCGCGTAAATCCGTTGCAAACGCGCCGTACTGCTCACGGGGAAGGTCAGGCAGCCTTTGGACACCGTATTTTGTCAGCAGCTGCTGCAGCTGCGCGCCCTTGCCCTGGACCATCAGCTGGGCGGTCGCGCTGAACAACATATCGAATGTGTACTGCGGCGCTGACGTGGGTGCAACGGGCGCAGACGGGGCAGCAGGCATAGGCGCGGGGGATGAAACAGGGGCCGCCGGTGCAACGGTCTGCGCAAACGGCGCAGTCATTGCTGCGGGAATCGGTGTTGCGGGCCTGACCGCGGGCGTAGCTGCCGCAGGTGCTGAAACCGGAACCGCGGGCGCTGAAACTTGTGTTGGCGGTGCAGGAACGGGCATTGCAGGCGCCGCGGCGGGGACAATTGGTTTAGGATTCTGGACCCCCTGTTCTGCTGTCTTGCGAGGCTTCAACGCCTCCGCAAGCTGCTGGATTGCCGCCGACAGCTCGGGGGCTTCAATTTTGATTGTAAGTTCTGACATAGTAATTTTCTTCCTTTCGTCTTGACAAACCTTTCCGGTTTGCCTATACTCTAATTAAGATGTTTTTTCCTTGCCGCCTTCGGTGCTACCAACGCCGTGGGCGGCTTTTTCTGTGTGCACGGCCCAAAAGCCTTTGATTATCATCACGGCTGCCAAACTTGCGAGCCATATACCTGTGCCCATAAGTATAATAGGCACTGCTTGCGGGTCGCCGATTAGCCATGCGTCCACCCCGCCGCCTACCCCGAGGATAAAAAAGAAATACAGGAAAGTCAGCAGCGCAAAGGCATGTTTTCCGATATACGGGATTGCCCTGTGCCTGGCAGCGTACCAGCAGCCGGACGCTATCGTTTTTGTCTTATTCATTGTGGTTCACCTCCTTTCGCCTTTCACGCCACCGATTTTTTTGCAGAATCGGTTAAGCATGACAAAGAAATTTTAAATGCAGCTGCTAAATTAATGAGCTCGCCAAACTTGAATTTTGTCGGGTCGCGCAACTTGACGCAAAAAGCCGAATAGCTGATGCCAATTAAAGCAGCAAGCTCATAATTATTGAAACCATACAAGTTTGAATAATAAGATATATTGGCTTTCAGGCTGGTTGTGGCGCTTTGTTTTGCTCGCTGTTGTGTCCCTAAAGCTTTTACTTTTGGCATTTAGTTCATCTCCTTTCGAAATTTATTTGATTCCCCGCCCCGCTCGATGTAAAATTGTGAAGAAAGGGGGTGGATTATTATGTATACAGTTGAATTTGTGTTGAAAGATACCTCAACATTGGAATTTACGCACATAACGAAAATTGTTTATTACACGGCATCTAAAACCGTTGTTGTAGAAGAGGATGACATCCTCTCTCACAGCTTTTATCCTCATTATCGTTATAGTCTTTATGGGAACGACAGCGTATTTGGTGTAGGTGCAAGCGATTTTCTTGCAATTAAAATTTTTAAAGAGAAATAGTCAAACAGCCGTCGTTTGGACTTAGTGGTTCAAGCGGCGGTCTTATTTATCTACGGAAAAAAGCAATTCAGCAACTATAGGCATTACTTCAAGTTCTTCTGAAGAAGCATACTCAATATTGCTTGCAATACGAATCACAAAACCACGTAAAACTGCTATGAGTTCATTTCGCTCTTCTGTGGTCATTTGTTTTCACCTCCTTCGTTGCTCAGGCGTATTTGTCATTCTTTGGCGGCTCCGGTTATGGGGCCGTTTTTCTGTTTTGAGATAAATTCAGGTATAGCTTGCAGTATCACCGCATTTTTAGAAATTCCCAATTCGCGAGAAATCAAAATCAGCGCTGTATTTTGTTCATAAGGGATACGTAGTCCAGTTCTTATTCTAGGTGTTGTCAT